AAGAAACGTAAACCTTTCGAGAAACGAGTATAAATAACAATTGATAAAGAATTGTTTCGTTCGGGATGTCTTTGATATCGAAGTCGTTTAGAGACTTCAGTTTAACATTTGAAAAGAATGCAGTGACAAATGATATTTTGTCACTTAAGAACGAAGCTGCCATCAAAGCATCTGTAAAGAATATTGTTCTTTACAATTTCTATGAGAAACCTTTTGATCCATTCTTCGGTGGTAATATTATTGGATTATTATTTGAGAACTCTACCCCTACGTTAGAAATAGAGGTAGAGAATCGTATTAGGAACGCAGTAGAGGTGCATGAACCTCGTGTAACTGCAGTTACTGTGGAAGTTGACTTTACTGAAGATCAAAATGAGTTGAATTGTTCTGTCAGTTACTTGATTTTAGGAATTAATCCTAAGTTTGATGATGTTAGCGTAATATTTAAACCATAATGGCATTTAATCAAGTTAATAGTCTTGAGTTTAACGAAATCAAGGCACAAATTAAAGAATATTTGAGGTCACAGTCGCAATTTAGCGATTATGACTTTGAAGGATCGTCTCTTACAGTATTAATTGACACTTTAGCGTATAATACTTACTATACAGCAGTAAATGCCAACCTTGCAGTCAATGAAGGGTTCTTAGAAACCGCAGTTTTGCGTGAAAACGTCGTAAAACTTGCAAGAATGATTGGTTACACTCCAAAATCAGCAAGAAGTGCAAGAACAGTCGTAGATATTTCAGTACAAACAGCATTTCCTTACCCAAAATCAGTTACAATCGCTGCAGGATTGGTTTTGAACTACACAGGACTCGATAATAACAACTTTGTTTTCTCAATTCCGACTGATACATCACAATCTGTAGACAGTTTGACTGGAATTGCGTCATTCAAGAACGTAACTTTGTTTGAAGGACTATATTTACAGGATACTTTCGTAAAAAATACATCACAGAGACAGAGATTTATACTTACAAACGAAAGAGTTGATACATCTTCTATGATTGTACAGGTAACTTCTGGAACAATTACAGAAAAATACCTACAAGCAACTGATGTTACAAAGATAGATTCTACATCTAAGGTATTTTTCCTAGAGGAAAGTGAATATCAGATACCAGAAATACTATTTGGAGACGGTGTTGTAGGAAAAGCACTGTTAAATGGAGACGTTGTGACTGTAAAATACACAACATCTGCAGGAAGAGGTGCAAATGGACTGAAAGTTTTTGAAAATATTGGAACTTACCGTGATAATTTAAACAATGCAATCACTTCTGGCATTACAATTACCGCAGTTTCATTCCCAGATGGCGGTGCAGAACCAGAATCTACAGAATCTATCAAATTTTCTGCTCCAAAATTCTATTCTGCGTTCGGTAGGGCAGTTTCTACACAGGATTATGAAGCAATTATACCGCAAATCTATCCAAACGTTGCATCAATCTCATGTTATGGTGGAGAAGAAGCGGAACCTCCCGAATTTGGTAAGGTATTTTTGGCAATCAAACCAAAAAATGCTGATAAATTATCGCTTTCTGAAAAAAATTCCGTTTTAAAGAAACTGAGAGAGTATTCTATCGCTGCAATTCAACCTACAATCATTGATCCATCAATATTGTACGTTGATTTGAATAGTTTTGTGTATTACAATCCCAATAATACACGTAAAACTCCTGCAGAAATCAAAAATTTGATAATTGTAACTCTTACTGCACTTAATGCTAGTGGTGAGTTCAATAAATTTGGCGGTAAATTCAAATATTCTAAGATCCAAAACATCATTGACCAAGCAGAAAGGTCAATTACCTCTAACATTACAAAAATTGTAATGAGAAAGAACATTGCTGTAGATCTAAACACTCGTGTAAACTACAAAATCTGTTATGGTAATAGAATCAATCAACAAACATCTACCAATCCATCTGTAATGTCTAGTGGATTTAAGATTGTTGGTGATGATGTCAATACTTACTTCCTAAATGACGATGGTGCAGGAGCATTGAGACTTTACTACGTTAAAGGAACTGGTGAGTTTGAATATATTGACGGATTGTGGGGATCTGTAGATTATGACATGGGAGAGATTGTAATTAATGACTTGATAATACAATCTACTAGTGTAACAAATGATACACTACAGATCAAGGCAACACCGAAGTCAAATGACTTGGTTTCTTTGAGAGAAACGTATATTACTATGGGTATAGATAACACAGTGGTTACTGTAGTAGAGGATACTATCAGTAGTGGTTCAAATCTTTCTGGAACAGGAGTGATTCCAGAATCTAGCTATTAATCCAATATGACAAATAGTTCATGGAGAGTTGGATCGTGGACAACGCCAACAACGACGGTTACACAACCACCCGTTCCGTCTGAGGTCAGTCCAGAATCCAGATCTAGAATATCAAACCATATAAAAGGACAATTCCCGCAGTTTATACGGGAAGAGTTTCCCACGTTCATTGATTTTGTCAAAGAATACTACAGATCGCAAGAATTAAAGGGATATTGCTTCGATATAATTCAAAACTGGTCAGATTATTACAATATTGACAATTATGGAGAGTTAGTTACCACTACAACACTAATTTCTGCGGTTACAACGTCTTCTACAACAATTGACGTTGAATCTACACGTGATTTTCCGTCAGAAGGACTCTTATTGATAGAAGATGAGATAATTTATTACCAAAGTAAGGGATCTACGCTTTTTCAAGACTGTGGAAGAGGATTTAACGCTGTAAAGTCAGTTGGAAGCGTATCAGAATACAAATTTGAGAATACAGTCGCTGCAGAACACGCTCTAGGCACGGAAGTTGTCAACTTGAACAATATTTTCCCACTTTACATGCTTGGGAAGTTCAAAGAGCAGTTTTTAAACACATATCCAAAGAATTTTGCAAGTGGTGTTACAGAAAGCACCGTAATCAAACGTATTAAGGACTTTTACTCTACAAAAGGAACAAGTAGGTCATTTCAGTTCGTACTAAGAACACTTTTTGGCGTTGAGTCTCAAGTGTCTTATCCTAGAGAGAGAATATTCAAACCTAGTGATGCATATTACACTTCTAGAGAGATTATTCGTGCAACTCCTGTAACTGGCAACCCAATTGAACTTGTAGGACAAGTTTTATACCAAGATGCAGATCCAAACGACTCAAATGTTCAATATGCAAGAATTTACGTAAAAGGAGTCGTAGAAGTCTTTACACCAAGCGGATCTATCTTTGAAATTGACGTAGATACCAATAATTCAGTCGGAACGTTCGTAACTCCATATAAAACGACTCTAGCACAAGATTTAGGTGCTAATTTGACTGATACTACTGTTACAGTTGATTCTACACTTGGATGGCCAGAACTAAACGGTAAATTTAGGATAGAAGACGAAATAATCAGTTATACCGACAAAACAGTTACACAATTCCTTGGATGTAGTCGTGCAAGAGACAATACAAGCAATGTAGCACATGATGCGGGTCAAGAAGTCTTTGCTGCGTTCAAAATCTATGGAAATTCAAATGTAGACGGTTCTGAGATCCAATTAAAGATATTTGGTGGAACTAGGGGCGTCATACTTAATAATGGTGGAAGATATTACTTACCAGACTCAAAAGTCACCACACCCGCTGCACCTGGCTTTGATAGTATTGATCCTATATGGGATTCGTTTATATACAACGTTAGACGTGCTCTCAGAGGCGTCTCTGCGACTCTAGGAACCGTTGCAAACGATGGATCGGTTAGATGCACCATAGTAACAGCAGAGAAGCACAGATTGACCAGAAATGACTCTGTACGGATATTAAATGCTCCAGAAGACATTTACAACAATTCTCACACTGTTGTAGGTATTGTTGACGACTTTACTTTTGAATTTGTCTTTTCATCATCTCCTGCATTTGGTATTAGTGGATATGAGTTTTATATTGCTAGAGAATTTGCATTTGGTAGTTCTGACGACCAATCCGTCAATTTAGCAATATCAGAAACTACAGGAGACGTTCAGAACACATATAAGTCAACTGATCATGCAATAGTCGCTAGTACAGGTATACCAACACATAAGATAGGACCTTTTGCTACAGATGACCTAGATCCTGGCAACCAGAGATATTTGAAGCGTATTCCTCTTTCACCAAGTATTAAATCGCAAAAAACCGATACTCCTGTAGGTCAAGTTGGTATTGGTGCAAATGGAGTCCCATTATTCTCATTTAAGTCTAATATTAAGACAAAATTCGGTGGTATCAAATCTATCGAGAAAATAAATGGTGGATCTGGATATGATATCACAAACCCACCTAGTGTAGAGTTTGAGCAAGAATATAAGTTAGATACAGCATATGGATCAGGAATTCGTGTTCAGTATCCAAAGTCAGATTATGGATCAGGTATTGTTGGAAGAAGATATAGATCTTTAAATGCGGGTGTGTCTTCACCTACCACTTATCCAACACATACAGTAGGTATTCAACTTATTGGTGGTATTGAGTGGTTATATGAAGGGCAGAGTGCAGATGCTAGTGTTGTATTATCTGGTTCCGTAACTTCTA